GGTTTAGAAGTGCGTAGAGGGCTGTAGGCACGTTTGGGGAGTAGGGGTGGGTAAACCCCTATTGGTAGCCGAAAAACGTCCCTACGGGCGTTCTAGAGGGTTTAAATTGACCCTGCTGGAGCGATCTGAATTCCTGAGCCGAAAATACGACGGTATTCGTTTTCCATCTCAATATTTGGCTCAACCTCAGCTACGATAGCTGATTTATAAATCTTTACGTGTTCATTAGCATAAGGCATAAATGGAGCGAGACCAACACCCATACCTTTTTCAGTTCTTTGTAAAATGATTTGCGCTGGATCTTTTAAAACTGTAATTTCAGCAAGAACATTAAAAACCTCACCAATAAGATCTTCACCTGTTACCAATTTAAATACTTTAATCATTATGATTCCTCTATCATGTGTTCAATAAAATCTGCTGCTTCATTTTGATTATGGAAAACCTGCATTACAATTTTATCCATATCATAAACGTGTTGCATAAAAACTAACACCTGATGGTTTTTATAAACCGATACCTTGAGCATCCAGTTCCCTCTGCGAACCAGAAAGAAAGAAATTAGGTTTGGTGATAGTTTTGCTTTCATCATAACAAGTATTTAGGGGAACCCGAAAGTCCCCCTACTTGCTACGATTACTTACAAAGTTTCATATTCGTCTTTACCAACACCACATTCTGGGCAAGTAAAGTCAGCTGGGAGTTCATCCCACTTACCTTCTGTTTCCTCATCATGGACATGGCCACAGACTACGCATACGTGATCCATTATAGACCTCCCAATACTTGTTTGTAAGCATTAGCGTGTCGTTCTTCAACTTTCTTCAAAGCATTGAAACGCTTTTCTGCTTTTGCTAGAATAGCAGCAAACTGTTCAGCATGTTCCTTACTTTCTGCAGCCTGTAAACGTGCTTCAAGTAAGGCACTTTCATTACCTTCTAGTTCTGCTTCTTCCTCAAACTTAGGATACATTTCTGTATACTCATAAGTCTCGCCATCAATTGCTTTCTGTAAGCATTCTTTAGTAGATGGCTTACCGATTAACAATTCTAGATGACCCCAAGCATGTTTGATCTCTTGGTCAGCTGTGTGTTCAAAGTGTTTCGCAACATCTTCAAAACCTTCTTCACGAGCGATCTTAGCGAAATAACGATACTTGATATGAGCCATCGATTCGCCAGCCAATGCGCTCTCAAGATTTTTTAATGTTACGGACATAATTTAGTTCACTTTACTTTGTTGTTAGGATTAGGTGGCACTTTGCCATTTACCCAATCCCAGTCATCGTCTGTCATTGGGATCCAGTTATTCATTTTACTTTACCTCTTTTGTAAGTTTTGAATGCGTGGATTCCCTCGCTTATACCTATAACAATCTGTTTAAAGTTTTTCAGCAGCTTTGTCATAGTCTTCCTCTGTTAGAAATTGTTTACCTTTGCCAGACTTTACTGGAACCTTCTTGGCTTTCTTTTCCTCTGGAACCAATTTGTCCAAAGCAATCTTAAGAATGCCATTGAATAGTTCTGCGTCTTTGACCTCATACTGATCACCGATAGCCCAAGCACGAGTGAACGCACGAGCAGCAATACCTTTGAACAAGTAATCTGTGTCAGGTAGTTCTACAGATTCAGAGTTACCCTTAACAATTAGTTTACCACCATCAATAGTAATATCGATTTCACTTTCAGCAAAACCTGCTACAGCGATTTCAATCGTGTAGGTATTACCGTTCTTACGAACATTGAATGGAGGGTAGTTGGGGATATTCTTAGTGAGGTCATCATGCAATGCTTGCATCTTTGAGAATTGCTCATCAAAGCCAACAAAAACTTTATCAAAGTCTTTGAAGTGTTCACCAAAAATAGTTGGAATGAATTTTGATACCATAGTTTGTTTCTCCTATTAAGCGAGTAAAATATAAATTGACACCCCGAAGGCATGTCAGTAAATGCTGGTTACTGTTTCCAGCGGTAGCTTAACGCACTACCAGCTTTATGCGATTCGTACTTAGCGGT